AATGCGATTATCGCTGGAACTCAATATGTCGATGAAAGTGCAGACGAGAAAAACGCCTGTGTAGATAGAAACGTAGAGCATCTTGAGTTAATGCTAACCAGAGACTACTGGACATCAGAAGACATGACTGACGTTGATGCAGCCATTGTCTCGGGGAACGCCTACAATGCCTAAAGCAAAGAAACAGGAAAATGTAGTAAGTATCGACGGCTCAGAGTACAAGTTTGAAGACCTGAAGGATGAGGCTAAACTCGCTATCAATCATATCGCCCAATTAGAGGGAGAAATCAACGCCCTACAGATGAAGTTAATGCAGTTAGATGCGGCTAAGTCTGTGTTTATGGGCCAATTGAAAGCAGCACTGCCAGAGTAAATGGCACTCGTTCCCGTAGACAATGTAGGGCAAGTCGGTATTGTCAAGGATCAAAATCCTTGGCAACTGCCCCCTAATGTCTGGTCAGATGGTAACAATGTAAAGACCGATGAAGGCTCCATAAAGAAGGCTCTGGGTTACGCCAGCGTCATGGAGACTGTTCCTGCTGCCCCTTACTACATTACTCACCTTGTTTCCGGTATTAATGAGTATTGGGTTATAGGTGGTCTTGCAGCCATCCATGTCTACGATAATACTTCTAAAACAGATACCCTGAATGGTGCTATTAATGCGTCAGTTACGACCATTACATTAGATAGCACTACAGACTTTGAGACTGCTGGCACTGTAACTGTAGGTTCTGAACAGATAACCTATACCGGGAAATCAGCAACTCAGCTTACAGGATGTACAAGAGGTGCTAACTCTACCACTGCTGCATCTCATTCAGATGGTGCAGTCGTAACCAGAACTAAGAAGTGGTATGACATCACTAGAGCCAGCGGAGCATATTCAACTACTGCTGCTGAGAACTGGGCTGCTACGGTTATAGGTGGTGTTCTTATAATGACCAATAAGGTGGATGATCCCCAATACTGGGCATTGGCTGCTGGTGTTCCTGCAACAGCCCAGAAGATGCAGGATTTAAATAACTGGCCAGCATCCACAGAATGTAAAGCAATGAGATCATTCCGTTCCTTCTTGGTTGCCCTTAACGTAACCAAGTCAAGTGTTAAGTATCCAAGATTAGTCAAGTGGTCTACAGAGGCTGCTACTCAAACCACCCCAACTTCATGGGATGAAACATCAGCCACAGTTGATGCGGGGGAGTATGAGTTGGCTGACTCAAAGGGTGAGATATTGGATGGTCTTCAGTTAGCAGACAATTTTATGATCTACAAGGAAGATTCCATCTACTCCATGCAGTATGTGGGTACTCCATTTATCTTTGCATTTCGTCAAATCTCCCCGACGATAGGCGCAATTGCCAAGAACTGTGTCGCTGAGTATCCCGGTGGTCACGCAATCTTTGGCAATGGTGATTTCTATATAAATGATGGTAGAACTATTAAACCCATCTTACCGCCCAAACTAAGGTCTTATGTATTCTCAACGATTGATGGAGATGCAATAAGCAGAAGTTTTGTGGTGGCGGATTATGGTAGATCAGAGATGTTATTTTGCTTCTCTCAGGATGGTGGCGTAACAGGACAGCCAGACAGAGCGATTGTTTGGAACTGGAATCAAAATACTTTCACTATCCGAAATTTGCCCGGTTTGGGCCACATAGGTTATGGGAATATTTTAGACCCCAATGTAATGACTACATGGGGAGCCATGACAAGTCCATTGGCAGTTGCTATTACCTCAACTAGCGCAGTCGGAGCAATCTTAACAGTAGATGATGCTTCTGGTTTTGAGCCTTCTGGTAATATTACCATAAATGATGAGCAGATGACCTACACAAGTAGGACGGCTACTGTATTAACTATTTCTGCAAGAGGAGTAAACAGTACAACGGCTGCAACTCATGCTGTAGATGCGGTGGCATATAACGGCCCCACTTGGACGACAGTTAGTGGGCCTTGGACTATGAGTTATCCAACGGTGGAGAATGTTCTTATGTTTGCATCTCCTGAAAACACAAAGATATATAGGGATAATTCTGGGTTTAAGGAAGATACAACCCTTATGAATTCTTTTGTTGAGCGCACTGGATTATCCATGAATTCTCAAGGACAGCCTGATTACACGGTTGTTAAGAATATCACCGCAATATACCCAAAGATGAACATTGACAGCACGAATACTATCAATGTTTATCTTGGAACGCAGATGTCTACAGAAGAGGGTATTACATGGGGTAGTGCTGTGTCATTTAATCCAGATTCACAATCAAAGGTATCTGTAAGAGGTTCTGGAAAATACTATGCTGTCAAGTTTGAATCAGACGCAAACATGGATTGGAAACTGGATGGCTATGCTTTGGAAGTTCAGGATGCAGGGCGTAGGGGTGGTAGATCATACTAATGGCTGAGAGGAAGTGGTGGGAAAATGCTTTATATAGAGCAGTGCCAATGGCTAATCGTAATTGGGGGCATTACAGGGATGCACAAATATTTGAGAATATGGCAAGAATCGGAGAGATTTCTGCTGCGGAGGCAAACAGGTTAAAGGGAGCAAATCTTTATCGTCATGGCTTACATCCTATGGTTTCTCTTTTGGGGGCTTACCCATATCAGATGGGGCAAGAAGTAGTTAGGAATTTAAGGGAGCCAATTTCTGAGGGGCGTTCAATGTCTCCTCTAGAGGCTCTGAGTCGTATTGGTTCTGGCATTTCTGAAGGATATTCTGCTGGCACTCAAAATATTTCTGGAGTATTGGGTTCTATGGTAAAGCCGAAATTGGGATTACTAGATACAGCACCTGTAGAAAAAAAGAAGAAAAAAGAAAGTAAAGAATAGAAAGAGGAAATAATGGCTACTTATAAAGACAGAGTAGTAAAGTCTGTAACTCATTACGAACCCGGATCACCTCCTGATAACCCAGAAGACATGGGAATCTATGTCGTTAATGAGTTAAAGAGATTAGCAAACGTAGTATTAAACCAAGCAATATTCAGACTAGAGGTAACGAATGAAGCGCCGTCAAGACCAAGAACCGGAGACATCAGATTCGCAGATGGAACCAACTGGGATCCCGGATCGGGCGCGGGAATTTATTTCGCAAGTACCGCTTCCCCACCAGTCTGGACAAAACTGTAAGATCGTATTAGTTTCTCCAGATGATGTTCCTTACATCTGGGAGAAAATACACGACCATTTAGTTTCTATGATGCCCCACTCAGAGGGGGAGCTAGAGCCTGATGACTTCTATGAAGCCATCTCTGAAGGAGAAATGCAGCTATGGATAGCTTTAGAAGAAAAAGAACTCTTGGCGTCTATGGTTACTCAAATAATAAACTATCCAAGAAAGAACGTGTTGAGAATCATTTCCATAAGCGGAGATGATATGTACAAATGGATAGGTTACATACCCACTATAGAAGACTGGGCCTTATCTCTAGGATGCACTTCTCTGGAGTGCTGGGGGAGAAAGGGCTGGCTCAAAGTATTAAAGGACTGGAAATGCTCATACCACATAATAACAAAAGACCTAACGGCTAGGATGCACTAATGTCAGCAGCAACCAAAGCAAGAAAAAAAGCTAGAAAGCAAGTAAAGCGTCTTGAGAAGGTAAAGAATCCGAAACCGGCGCAATTAGCACGATTAGCAAGAGAGAAGGAAACGATTAGAACTGCTAATATTGCCATATCCGCAGGGAAAGAGACTGAAGGAAAAAGCCTAGAAGAGCTTAGGGAGATGCGTGAAGAGTCGATGGGTGCTCGTGGTCTTGCCAAAGGTCAGTCTAAATTCGATGCAGCATTACAAGCAAGAGCATATGCTGATGCTATGCGCGCCATTACAGGTCGCCAGAAAGGACAGGGAACTCCATATACTGGCCCCGGTGCTACGGTTGTGCAGGACGATGAAGGAAATATTGTAAGAGGCCCACAGGGTAGAGTTCAATACCAGATTGATCCAGAGGCTTATGCCAAAAGGTTTATTCCCCAGTTTACGCCCACACAAGAGCAACTTGATATGGGCCTTAATATTCAACCGGGCTTACTCACACCGTGGCAGCAAACAAACTTTCAACAGTTGCTTGGAGGAGAAGGATTAGCCCCCACTGCCGGAGGAAGAATTCCCACTGATTTCAGACAAGACTGGAGAACTGAGCAATGGGGAGATGTTTACGATAAGGAAACAGGTCTTTGGAAAAGAGCAGATCCAGATAAAAGACAAGCTGCGGTAGCAGAACAATTAAGAAGATATGAGGCTGGAGAGTTTAATCCTACTGTTGGATCAGTGGCTGGAGATAGATGGACTGGTAAGGGAGTAGGGGTAGCATCAGCAGACCAATGGCTTCCACCGGGTTGGAAGGCTAATGCCGCAAAAAATGTTGCTAGAGGATTAGGTGGAATAATAAGTGAGACTCCATACACACGACCCGCACCAAAAGACTGGTCTAATTTACGGTATACATACGCAGGAAGCCCTGAGTCTGAACTTGGTCAAGTGACTCAGACCCCAGCGAGTCGAGCAATGTTTGGTAATCAGGGTCGAGCCTTACAGCCGTGGACAGGAGGGCAGGGCGTTCCTGCTGGATTACTTAATTATCAAGTACCGGGTGGTACGGGGTTTGATGTGACTTATTCTGGTGCGAATCCAAGCCTGTTTGATTTCAATCAACAGCAGAATAATCAGAGCAATGTTGTTAATAATACAGGACAAGCATGGACTGGCCCCGGCGGAGTGACAGATTTTAACGCTTGGCAAGATGCTGAATATGAAAGAATGTATCCGGGCAGACGAGCAGCAGCACAGGCAGCGGGATTTGCTGGTTTGGATTATTGGAAACCGGGAGCAGCAGAGTGGAGAGCATCATTACCCGGAGGTGCGACTTCACAAGACTGGATAAATATGTATGGAACTAAGGATCAACAAGCGGCTGGGCAAACAGCAGCAGAACAAATAGATGCTGGGTGGATAGGAGATGAGGGTGGCGAAGATGCCCATCTCTTCGACTAAAAGAGGATAACATTATGGCAGGTGGAGCAACAACAAGAACAGAGCCGTGGGCTGAACAGAAGCCTTATCTTACGGCGGGATTTGAGGAAGCCGGAAGACTATATGGTCAGGGAACCCCTGATTACTACCCCGGCGCAACATTAGCAGGATTTGATCCTTCCCAGACTGCTGCTCAACAGGCTACATTAGGCTATGCAATGGGTAAAAGACCTGCTGCGTTACAAGAAGCAGCCCAGCAAGTAACGCTTGGACAGATGCAAGGAGCAACACCATTCACTGGTGGACAGATGTCAGACCTATTATCCGGTAATGTACGAACCGGAGCAGGAACTCCATATAATGCTATGGGAAGTGCTTTAGCTCAACAGGTTCAATCTAACTTAACTGGAAGTATCCTTCCGGGTATTAGAGAAAGTTTAGTAAGGTATCAACCCGGAGGCGGTTCAAGGGGTGATTTAGAGCAAAACAAGGCTATATCAAAAGCTGTAACTTCAGGAATGACTATGCCTCTTGCCCAGATGTATGGTGATGCTTATACACAGGCACAAGGAATGAGATTCCCTGCTGCCCAAATGAGATTAGGCCAACAACAGACAGGACAGGCTGCTTATCCATCTATCATGGGCGCACCACTAGAGATGTACGGTGCTGTAGCGGATGTAGGAGCGCAGAGAAGGGCTATGTCTCAGGAAGCTATCAACCAAGCCCAACAGAAATATGCTTATGATGTAGGTAAGGATCAGACTGCACTATCCCAGTACATGGCTAATATCTCAGGAGACTACGGTGGAACCACCACCCAGACTCCTAGCGCACTCTCTTCATTAGGCCAGATCATTGGCATAATGGGGTCATTGTAATGGAGCGCAATGGGTTATTTGGATGGAACCTTTTTGGTAATACAGGCTCTTCACCTGCACCTGATCCATATAATCCTCAATACCAGTCTAATCCTAATGCTTATTACAAGGCTTATGAGAGATGGGCTTCCAAGGAAGCTGAAAAGAAAAAGAGGTTAGCCATGTATCAAGAAATGAGTCGGACTATGGGGCCAACTGCTCCGGCGTTTACTACCAGTATGGGTACAAGAGATTGGGAGCCTTTTGCTGCTGCTGGCTCTGCTCCGGTAGATATTTTAGCTCCAGAGGTAGAATCTTACGCAGACTGGGAGCGCAAACAACCTAATATGTTTAGGACGGTATAATGGCATTAGATACATTTACAGTTCCGCAAGGAAGCAATCTATTTGATACTTTGAAAAAGAAGTTTCCGTGGAAGGCTGACTGGCAGATATGGAATCAGATTATTCCTGATGTTATGGAAAAGAACAAGGGTGTTCTTAACGATCCAAATCAGGTAAGCCCTAATGTTACTTACTTGGTATCAGGCATAGAAAAGCCAATGGATAAATACCCGGATGAGCCATATACTGATTTTGCACCAGCTAATGTAGCGGGTATGGCATCAGACCAAATAGCAGAAGCAAAAAGACTTGGAATGTTAGAGGACGCTCAATGGGCAGCGGAGATGAACGCTGACAGGGCTTTGACTGACAAAGTTGGTCGTATGTATTCTGCCTTTACAGGTAAGAGATACACTTCTTCTGCTTTGGCAAAGCCATCAGATAGTCCTTTTTCTAAGACTAGGGATTCCGCCGATGCAAAGAAAATAGAACAAGAAGATATTTGGAGAAGGTATCAGGCTTTATTGAAAGAGGGGAAAGAGCCTCGAAGTAAGGGAGCCTTTGAAGCGTGGATAAACTCTATCAACCCAAGTTCTGACGGAGCCAAGTATATCTTCGATCAAATTGCAGACAACTATGATTGGGGAAATTGGAAGCTGCTTAGAAAGTTAGACTCGGATGATCCTCTTGCTGTACCTATTTCTATTTATAGGCAGGAGAACTCTCCTGAATTTTATGAAGCGATAAGAATGGGATTCTCCACTGGAGATTTAGTAGCCGACAGAGCAGCAGCAAAGCGTCAGGTTTCTATTGGTGCTATAAGGGCATTGAACAGTGCAATGGGAGGAACCCCAACGGAATCTAAATTCAGAGAATACTACAATAAACAAACAGACCCAGTAGTATTAGCAGCTTTAGAAAATTGGGCGCAACAGCAAGGGTTTGATAGTCCGGGTGTAGTTTTCATAGATGAGAACAATCAGCATGTTTGGGCTAAAAGAGGCACAAAAGAGTATGAAGCCCATGTGAAAGCTGGACGTAGAAGAGCAAGTCTTGCTGAATGGGCCAAAGTTGATTATGCCGAGCAAAGACAAAAATTACTTCAAAGGGTAGAAAATGAGTATAATAATTGGAAGGTAAATATGCCAGATACGGCTTACCTATCCCCGGCTACTGTTCAAAAGTGGGTAATGGCTGCGTTCAGGGATGATCTACACTTAATAGACTCTACAAACAGTATAACCAATATAGCAGAACAGTGGATGGCTGGTTTAGGTGGAGTAGAAAGGAACGAAAATATATATGCAACTACAGAAACTACACTTCAAGGGTTATTTGACTCAGAAGTGGAGGACTATGACCAGTTTGTAAAAATAATCAACGATACCACATTGCCTGAAACTGGAGATAACAGCAAAAAGACTTTGCTTGATAAATGGAAAAATATACTTGATACTAAGTTTGGTTGGGAGCCTCAACCTGCTGTTATGTATATGGATGGCGTGGCTATAGAAGGAACCAAGCTAGGCTATATAAAGAGAGATGGCACTACAGTATATCAACCGGGCGCGGTTTTCATGACGGAAGACCAAAGATATGCTGTCAAGAAAGGAAAACCGAGAAGAAAGGATGAAATTGTCTTCAGTCCTGCTGATGCCAGAAAATTCAACCTTGAAGAGATAGAGTTAGTATGGAGTGCTGCTCAGAAAGTAAGACAGACGCAAGGCTTTAATAAAATAGATGAAGGCTTCAGGGATGTACACAAAAGATACTATGGTATAAGAGGTAATTTAATTGCAATGTCTGAACAACCTGAAGGCCAACGTGCTTGGGGTGCGTTCGATCAGCAGATTGCAGATATGTGGAAAAAGCTCACTGACGAGTCGATGATAACGTCAGAAGAGTTTAGGACTATTCTTGAGGGAACAGGTTATACACAACAGTTAGTTGCCTTTTTTAAGAAGAGATTTAGTGATGATGCAACAGGATCATTTCTTACTCCAGAGCAAAGAACATCCATCTTGGTTATGACTCGACTGGCGTTAGAGTACAAACAGGGGCAAGCACAAGAATATTTCACCAGCCTTGCAGACCAATGGAAAGATAACAAGTACGAGGTCAGCGGATACACAAAAGCTACTGCCCCGATTGTTGATCTGGTTAATACTGAACTTGAACCATTCAACTTAGATGAACCAGCCCTTCAAGAAGCCTTAAAGTCTAGTCCTAATGCAGATGTTGTTGAAGAGGTTACTACAAAAGTTGAAAAGGGTGACTGGATAGCAGAAGTAATAATTGGCGATCCTCAAGATATGTCTACATGGAAAATTGAAACTCCGACTGGAGAATTTGTTACATTAGACCTTAACAATCCAGAGCATAGAAAGTGGTATAATCTTCCTCCACTTTGAAAATAGGACTAAAAAAAAATGGAAATAACAGTTCTAGGTAAAAAGTTTCAATTGCCATCTCCCTCTAAAGAATGGTTCGATATGACCGATGACCGGAGGATGAGAATGATGATAGACCAATTGAGAATTCTTTATCCCTCCGAGTTCTCAAAACGTCCACCATTAGAAGGGCCAGCAGTAGACCCGCGTACTGGAAACTATTCTGAATCTGCCCTAGCACAAATGCAATGGGGAAAGGATAATCCCTTTGCATATAAATTATGGAGGGAAGGAAAGAGGCGAAGCATACCAGAAGGATTTACTGTTGGGCATGGTGGAGAATCAGAAGCAGCTATAAGAAGTCTATTCTCTGGTAATATCCCCTTCCTTAAAGGAGACTTTGAAGGAGACTACAAAAAACAGCTAAAAGAAATAGACACTGCCTATAGGATATTTGAGCATATGTATCCCTTAGAGGCCACGGTTGGAGAAGTGGTTGGTGGTGTTGGTTTGGGGGGTGTGGCTGGTCTTGGAAAAACAGCAGTAACAAAAGCTCCAGAAGTAGCCAGAAGGACTTGGGGTATGCTGACTGGATCAGAAAAATTTGCAAGATTTCTTAAATCACTAGGAATAGGCGTTGGAACAGGTTACGGTATTCATGGAACTTACCAATACGGTAAGGGAAGGGGTGGCCGTATGGGATGGGAAGAAACTTCTGAAGCAGACAGGCTCAAGACGGCTTTTCTTGGGGAACGTGATGAGAGGTGGCCTCCAACAGTAACCTCCCCTTATGTACTTGGCCCAGCTTCTGGATTCATTCCCCAAATTGCCAGTGGAACAGGAAGGCTTTTGCGTAGTTTTACAGGAAGCCCCGGAAGTCAAATATCTAAAGAAAAAGCATTGGCGTTAGATGATGTGGTTGGAGCAGGATGGGAACAAACCAACGCATGGAGAAAATTACAGAGTACTCCAAGTTTGCTAGATGAGATTGATCCTGTAACCCAATTACCACTAAAAGCGATGCAGAGAGGTGCTGATGATCCACTTCTAACCATTACAGAAGGAGCAACCCCTCCAGTCACTGTAAGAGGACAGACTGAACCTCTACCTCTTCCCCTTACAGCACTGGAAAGAGAGTTGCAATGGTCACTACATCGTGACCCAGTGGTTGGGGCTGTTGCTGCTGGTGGCTTAAAAAAGAGAGCGGAAGGAAGCACTAATAGAATAATAGATCAGTTATATGATGCTTCTCTTGGGGCAGAAAGAGATGCTGGTGCTTTCCTACAGACTCTTAATGATGACTTAAATTCTGTATATACTAAATCATACGGTAAGGCTTATCTGACTGAAGATATGCCAGTGACTGGTTCTGGTAGTTTTAGAGAGATAATGCAAAAGAGTATGGGGCAAGAAGAAGACTCTATATTAGCTATAGCATACGAAAAAGCTAGGTCAGAAATGAACCAGAAGATTGCACAACGTACTTTGGGAGAAGACGTAGGAATTTTCAGCATACCCTCCGACGAACTCACTCCAATGGTTGATTTAGAAACTTTTCTGACATATCCTACTTTAATACCAGTTTACCAAGCCCATGCTATAGCTAGAAGAGCCGGGGAAGAGGTGAAGACAGCTAGAAAAGCTGTTTCTCAAGGTACTGCTAGTCCTTATCAGGCTAGTGATTTGGATTTGGCCGATACTTGGATACGGTTGTGGAACCAACAAATAGATAAGCGTACAATGGATTACAAGGATGCAAGAAGTGCTTACAGAACTGGGGAGGTCTACAAGGATTCATTAAAAGAAGGTAGAAATCTAAAGGACATGACTCCTGCTGAAGTTGAAGATGCTTATAATTCTCTGAAAGCACCCCACGGGTTATCTGAAGCTGATACTAAATTAGTAAGAGACAATATGAGAAAGTTATTTGTCTCAGGAGCTATTGAAAAAGCTGACCTGTCTAACTTAGATAGTTTATCCTCAATACTGAAGGGTGGGGAAATGGCTAAGTTGGAAATGGCCATACAGAAAGAAGGAAGAATGTCTGGTTTTACTTCTGCCATGACAATCGCTCAAGGTGGGGCTACTGCTCAAGAGTTAGAAAGAAAGGGTGCTGGGTGGCTAGAAAGGATCATTCATGGCGCACCTGCTGCTGCATTTTCTCTTCCATTCTATCTTAGTAGGGAAGCTGGTGCTATTGGTAGGTCTGCAAGAATGTTAAAGAATCAAACAATCGCAGCAGAAATACAGAGATTACTATCATCTACTGAGCCAGTAACAACAAGAGATGCTATGAGAGAGATAGAAAATCATGCAAGGAAAGCAGCTTCAGTAGAGGACAGGGCCATCCTTAATACTATTTTGAGATTAGCTACGGCCCCAGAAGTTGAAAAAGAATTTCCAATTTCTAAAGCAACAGGTCGGGGTGCTGACTACATGAGAAGGGATGTAATGGGAAGGTTGAATCCATTTTGAAAAAACTCCTAGTCCTTTTACTGCTGCTTCCTCTAGCTGCATCAGCCAGAATGTTCCCTACAGAATTCCCGATCAAGAGTGTCTGTTGGAACGACGTTGATGAAGCAATCACATATCATCAAGATGTATTAGGAGAGTATCCTATCGGAAAGGGCTGGATCAACAACACCGATGATCCATCCTTCGCTGCTATCATGTATAACCCTAACAAGCCCTCTTGGACATTTCTAAGTTTTCATAAAAATAAAGATGCTATAATAGTGTGTGCTATTACAGGTGGAACTGTATGGGAAATTATACACCCCGGCGATGAGGGTGAGAAACTAGAAATATGACCAACGGAACCCAACTGAATAGGAGCCTATCTGTAGGCCACATAGTAGCCACGGTAGGTTTGATTATCGGTGGGTTTACATTCATCTATGATCTAAGGGAGAGTGTAGCGATACAGTCTTTTCAGTTGGAGAATGTAGAGGATAGATTAGAGCGCGTCATCTCCAGAACAGATGATCAGTTCGGTGAGATAATGCGCCACTTAATTAGACTAGAGGAAAAGTTAGATGCAATGGTTTTACCCAACCCAGTATATCAGAAGGCACGTTGAATACAGTCCAGATTACAATGAGGGGGCAGACTTTCATTTGGAATTTAAGAACAGAATCATGTGGAAAGGCATGGCTTTACGAGCCTACTTGTGCTGGTCTATCTGTGTAGATATTGCTGCGTTCACTGGTCTGCTCTGGTACATTTTCAGATGAAATGCACACACTTACAAATAGTTAAGGAATCTTATGGAAGCCATCTACGTTTTACTCTACAACTTTGTTTTGATTTTCTCCTTCTTGCTATTGTTTCCGTAGTGCATGGGCTATGTCCTTGGGTTTTAACAGGTAAAGTTTCAGACAGAATAAAAGAATTAAATGTCATCCTTAATGAGCGATGGCTAAATCCAGATGAGTGATGCGATTGATGTAAGCGATAGAACTAAATTCGCTATGCCGATACGCAATCTTATCTCTTTGATTGCATCTGTTGCGGTAGGAGTCTGGGCCTACTTCGGGATTATTGAAAGACTGAATACCATTGAGACAAATTACATTCTCATGCAAGCCGATGTCTCAGAGAACACAATTTTCTCGCGGGAGTGGCCACGGGGTAACCTCGGTTCCCTGCCCGCCGATTCAGAACAATTCATGTTGATAGAGCACCTATCTGGCGAATTTGACAAACTTCTCCACAACATAGAAACAGGTAAAGCACCGTTCGATCAACAGCAAGCACTCACCTTGGACTTCTACAGGCAGAGAATAGAAACTCTTGAAGGGAAGGTGGAGATACTCAAGGATAACGTAGCAGAGTTGAAAGCACACAATGGAAGCGCACGATGACTATTAAAAT